TTATTTTAATTTCACTAAATGCTACTAATTTCTTTAATAATGAATTTACTATAATTAATCTCCCTTTTGAAATTTTCTTTGAATAATTACAATACCACAAATTCACAACATCTTTAAAAGTTTTGCCACTGAATAGCATAGGGTTATTAAGATATGCTATTAACTCTATTTGAGCTTCTCTTTTAGTGGTGAATGTTCCTAAAACTTTTCTTTTTTGTCTTCCTTCTTCATTATATCCAGTAGTTACAACAACAATCCAAGGCTTTCTCCTTTTCCCTTTTAATTTATATACACTCCCTTCACCATTTGCATTTTTCATAAATCTCCTCCTTTAAAAAAGAGAGAGCAGATATATATTACTCTCTCATTTATTAAAAGTAAATTAAATTTTTATTCCTGGATAATACTTGTGGAAAAGTTCCTTGCTAACTCTACCACTACCCATACTTTTTATTTTTAATTTATTTTCCTTGCAATGTTCCAAGTTTATTTGTCTAATTATTCTATACGCTGTTGCTGGAGAACGATTTAACATTCTAGCAACATCAACAGCATTATATGTTAAGTTATCCATTTTATCTCCTTTCACAGATATAATTAATTATTTCCATATCTATCAAGAAACTTAATATGTATATCCAAATACTTAAATCTTTATCAAAAATACAAGCCATTAATACTGTTAATAAAAATATCATCAATTCCACTCCTTCCCAATTCTTTTCATATTCTTTTGCCACTTTTCCCAGTAGCAATTAAGTATGTCATCTTTTGTGTAACCATAACTTCCAGTAATTTTAAATATCTCTTTTGCGATAGATAAAGAATCACAATTATAAGCTGGAAGAAATAAACTATTCAAAATCTTAGAATAATAATTATATTCAAATTTTTCATTAAATGAATTTATTATCTCGTATTTAACAACTCCATAACTTTCGCTGTGTTCTATTCCAAAATTTACCATTTGTGCTAAAAAGAAATACATATCAGTAAGTTCTTCAAGTTCTTTTTGTTTATCATAAGGTTTAGTTTTCCAAGTCTTATGACTTTCAGGAGTTTCTTCGTTAAATTCAATATATTCAGCTATCAAAGATAAAACAATATCTCTAAGTGTTCTAGGTCTAACATTGTTTAAATTTTTATCTAAATGCTTTTGTAATTTTAATATATCTTCAAAAGTTTCTGGTCTTTTAAATTCCATTATCTCACTTCCTCATAAGTTGATTCAAAAACATCTTTTTTTACTTTGTAAAATTCTCCATCTTGTCCCTTGACAACATAATCTCCAAGCTCAACAGTTACTAATGTTTTTCCATAAACATCTAAATCAAACCTTTTAAAACTTTCAATTTCTTCTATCAAAAAATCAATATCTTTATTCTTATTTTCATACTTATTATTTTCATTAATCCATTCCAAAATTTCTCTTGTGTTATTTTCTGTGTATTGCATTGCTTCTATTAAAGCTATTTTTCTATATTTCTTAATCATAACTACTCCTCCTTCATAAATACCAACCAATGTGTCTTAGCCCTCTTATTTCCAAAAAGAGGCTTAACATCAGTTAGTTTTAATATTTCATTAAGTTTAATCTGTTCCTCATTCCATTTAAAAACTAATATTCCGTTGACTTCCAACACTCTAAAACATTCTTTGAAGCCTTGTTTTAAATCCTCTTGCCAATTAAGACTTAGTTGGCCATATTTTTTAGCCAACCAACTACTAGCTCCAACCCTAACTAAATGTGGAGGGTCAAAAACTACTAACTTAAAAATATTATCTGGAAAAGGTATATTTCTAAAATCTCCTATTACATCAGGTTTTATTTCTAATTTTCTTCCATCACATAGAGTACCTTCAAGTTTTCTATTATCCATATACACTGTGTCATCTCTGCTCTTTTGAAACCAAAACATCTTACTTCCACAGCATACATCAAGAATTTTTTTCATTATTGTTCTCCTAACAATTCTGAGTTTTCATAAATATTCCCTATTACTTCTATTCTTTTATTATTGTTGTTTGTGAAAGGTATATCTATTTCAAAAAACACATCTTTTAAAACAAATCTTGCTTCTTCACTATTGAAAATAACTTTATATCTACTATTATGTAAAGTTACAATGTCTCCCTCATAAATTTCGTCTCCATATTCGTCTTTTAATTCTGTATATTGCATAAGTTCAACATCTTTAAAATCTGTATGTTCATAACAATCAACATCTTCATTTGAAAAAAATATTTCTTTATGGAGAATATCAATACCTAGCACTTCTCCCATTATCTTTTTTTCTTTATGCCAAGCTCTAAATTTAATCTCTCTCATCTTCTTCCTCCCATTCAGCTATTTCCTCAACACCAGAACACGAATAATTATGGCAGTGAGAACATTCATAATAATCTGTATCATACATACTCAAATCATCTCCCGTAGTTTCTTTTTTTTATTTAACTTGAATAACATTCCCTTTCTTACACCTATTTCTTCACCACATTTTTTACACTTCCACATTTTATCCTCCAATCTCTCCTGCTCTTACCTTATCCCAGAACTTGTCTAGTTCTTCTTTTACTTTTTCTGCTTCTTCTTCAGTTTCAAAACAGTTGCCTAAATCATATCTACTTTTATCTTCTGTAGTCATATAATTTAACTTGGAGATTACATATCCATCTGAAAGTATAAAATAATATTCTTCACAATTCTCTGGTTTAAATCTCTTAGGTATTCCATATTTTTCGTTGATTTCATTAATAATAATTTCTACTAAACCTATATTTTGACTTAAAATTAAGAAAGGTTGATGGGGATGAAATGGATTTATATAAATTTTTCTTTCATAAAAATTAAAGCCTGTATCTTTGTCTCCTTTCCAACCAACCATATCATTATTTTCTAATGTTTTGTCTAATTTAGTTATCGTCATTGCACTCCATTCATCATTAATCTTAGTTATTTCTATTTCCAGTACATTTTCTTTTTCCATTTACTTCCTCCTTATAAATCTATAAATTGGTAATTTTCCTGCATTTCTTTTTACCTGTTCAAATTCCACTGTACTCAACTCACTAGCCTTAAAGTTTAATATTTTCTTTAAGGCTTTTTTATAAAATACATCTATATCTTTATTCATAACTAACCTCTGTATTTTCCGACTGTTTCAAAAATAGAAATAGTTGTTATTCTTTAAATGCTTGAAAGTGTCCTTTATATATTCCTTTCAATTCTTTCACTTGCTCAGGACTTAGATATATTCCTGCCAAGTGATATTTCTTCATAAAATCAATCCTACTGATACAGTTATCAGCTTCATCGTGGTGCTCTCTACATAAACACATCACTCTATAATTTAGCCCTGTATCACTTTTATATCCACTTGTTCCAACTCTATCAAAATGTTGTAACTCTCCTGGCTTTCCACAAATACAACATATTTTCTTTTTAAGTGTTACCCAAATAAAAGCATTTTGATAATCTTCAGCAAACAAATCTCTAATTTCTGTTCTAAGTGGTATCTCCCAATAGATAGCCATTTCAAATAGCCATTTAACAAAGTCATTAGCTTGCTTTTGAGTTAGTGAATTAAGTGATAAACTAAATCCACCATTTTGAATTGCTAGGCTCTGTAATGCCTTTATAACATTTTCTGTAAGTTCATCTACTGTTAGATTATCCTTGTTATAAATAGAAGAAATTAGGAATGCCTGAGCATTTTTAACAGTGTCAAATCCATCATAGATTTTAGTAAACTCTCTCTTCATAAGTTGTTTTGTGTATGCAAGTTCTATAAAACTTGGTCTTGCTCCTGCTTCATTACCTTGCCAAAAGTTAGCAAAGTCATCTAAAAGCCAATATATTAATTTTTGAGTTTGTCTTGTATATCCTAATTTCTCCATTTAACTACTCCTATCCTATCTTTAAATTTTTATTTTCAACAAGTTTTGCTCCTTGAACTTCTTCCCCAGCTTTTAGAGCAGCTTTTATTTTTTCTTTTGATATTTTTTCAGTTGTTACAACTTCTATAAATTTCTTGTCTATCAAACTTTCATCATAAATTTCAGTAGTAGTAGACTTAGTAAATTTAATAGTTCCTAGTGGAGTTTCTATCTTTTCAATATTATTTACTATCATTGAACTTTTGATATAAGTCTTAAACTTGTCTAATTTCTTTTTAATGCTATCTTTCATAGCTTGCAATCTTTTTATTTCATTATCAAGAGCCTCAATAGTAAGCTCTTGATTTCTAACAACTGCTATTACATTTGTTGATTTATCTTTTAAATCTTGTGTTAGCTCCTCAGTCCATATTGC